GACGGAGAGCGGGCCCGCCCGCCGAAGCTCCCAAGGGGAGCGAAGGCGGGTGATCCGCAGCAAGTGGATGGGTTGAGACATGGCGTACACGGAAGCCCAGGCCGGGGCGCTGCGCGAGGCCCTGGCCTCCGGTGTTCTCACCGTCGAGTACGACGGCAAGCGGGTCACCTACCGCTCGGTCCAGGAGATCAAGGAGGCGCTGGCCGAGGTGGAAACCGCGCTCGCCCGGGACGCCGGCAAACGGGTGCGCCAGATCCGCGTCACCACCAACAAGGGGTTCTGAGCATGGGTTTGGTTGCCCGCATGATGGCGACGTGGCGCGCCGCCCGTCATGCCGCGCACGGATCGCGCTGGCCGGTGCACGAGGTCGCCGGGATGGGCCGGCGGGCCCTGGCGTGGCAGCCCGGCAACCCGGGCGCCGTCGCCGCGCTGTTCGCCTCCGGCCACGACCTGCGCGTCAAGTCGCGCGACCTGGTGCGCCGCAACGCCTGGGCCGGCAACGCCGTCGACGCCTTCATCACCAACTGCGTCGGGACCGGCATCAAGCCGCAGTCGACGGCGACCGATGACGGCTTCCGTGAAGCGGTTCATGCCTTGTGGTGGGACTGGTGCGACGAGGCCGATGCCGCCGGTCTGACCGACTTCTACGGTCTGCAGGCGCTGGCCTGCCGGGCCATGGTGGAGGGCGGCGAGTGCTTCATGCGCCTGCGCCCGCGCCGGCCCGAGGACGGGCTCGCCGTGCCGCTGCAGCTCCAGGTCCTGGAGGCCGAGCACGTGCCCCTGACCCTGAACGCGACCCTTGCCGGCGGCAACGTCATCCGGGCGGGGATCGAGTTCGACCCGCTCGGCCGGCGGGTCGCCTACCACGTGATGCGGGAGCATCCCGGCGATCCGGCCATGCGGGCGGGCGACTTCGAGGCGGTGCGGGTGCCGGCGGACCGCGTCGTGCACCTGTTCCGGCCGTTGCGTCCCGGCCAGATCCGGGGTGAGCCGTGGCTGGCCCGGGCGCTCGTCAAGCTCAACGAGCTCGACCAGTTCGACGACGCGGCGCTGGTCAAGGCCAAGGTCGCGGCGCTGTTCACCGGCTTCATCATCAAGCCCAATCCCGAGGACGCCATGCTCGGCGAGGGCGAGCCTGACGAGGACGGTGCGGCGGTCGCGGGGCTCGAGCCCGGCACCATGCAGGTGCTGAGCCCCGGCGAGGATGTCCGGTTCTCCGACCCCGCCGACGTCGGCGGGACTTACGCCGAGTTCTTTCGCAACCAGCTCCGCGCCGTGGCGGTGGCCGCCGGCGTCACCTACGAGCAGCTCAGCGGCGACCTGACCCAGGTCAACTACTCGTCGATCCGCGCCGGGCTCCTGGAGTTCCGACGCCGCTGCGAAATGATCCAGAACGCGGTCATCGTCCACCAGCTCTGCCGGCCGGTATGGCGGGAATGGATGGCCCAGGCCGTGCTTGCCGGCGCTCTGGACGCGCCCGGCTTCGAGAGGAACCCGGCTCCGTGGCTGTCGGTCAAGTGGATTCCGCAGGGCTGGCAATGGGTCGATCCGGAGAAGGAGTTCAAGGCCATCGTGCTCGCCATCCGTGCCGGCCTCATGAGCCGCTCGGAGGCCATCTCGGCCTTCGGCTACGACGCCGAGAAGATCGACCGCGAGATCGCCGCCGACAACGCCCGCGCCGACGCGCTCGGCTTGGTGTTCGACAGCGACCCCCGAAAGGTCGCGCGCACCGGCGCCGCTCAGCCGGGCGCCGAGCCCATGGCCGATGAGCGCGACGAAGGGGTAGAGCCCATGGAACCCGACAGGAGAAGCGCATGAGGATGCTGCCGCACATCGCGAGCCGAGCGCTCGGTACGCCGCTGGTCATTGGCCAGAACAAGCTGGACGCCATCCTCGCCGTGCTCGGTCCGCGCATCGGGATCGAGGCGCCGCCGCCTGCCGTCGCGCTCCACGATGAGGCAGGACGACCGCGAGCGACGAAGATCACCCCCTCGGGCATCGCGGTTATCCCCGTGTTCGGCACGCTGGTGAAGCGCGCCGGGCCCATCGAGGCGGCCTCAGGGCTCACGTCCTACGGCGAGCTTGAGACCGAGATCCTGGACGCGGCGACCGATCCGGCGGTGCGCGCCATCCTCTTGGACGTGGACAGCCCGGGCGGCGAGGCGAGCGGCGTGTTCGACCTCGCCGATCTCGTCTTCGAGGCGCGGGGCCTGAAGCCCGTGTGGGCGGTCGCCGACGAAGAGGCGTTTTCCGGCGCCTATGCCGTCGCCAGCGCCGCCGAGCGCGTCATCGTGCCGCGCACCGGTGGGACAGGCTCGATCGGCGTCGTCGCCGTCCACGTCGACCGCTCGGCCCGGGACGCCATGGAGGGCTACCGCTACACCACTGTGTTCGCCGGCGCGCGCAAGAACGACTTCAACCCCCACGAGGCCCTCGGCGGCGAGGCTCGGGCCGCGCTGCAAGCCGAGGTCGACCGGGTCTACGAGCTGTTCGTCGAAACCGTGGCCCGCAACCGCGCCATGGCGACGGCGGCGGTGCGCGCGACCGAGGCCCGTCTGTTCTTTGGGGCGGACGCCGTCCGCGCCGGGCTCGCCGACGAGGTCGGCACCATGCGGGATGCCCTGGCGGCGTTGGCCGCAACCATGTCCGGCCCTCGGCCGATGATCCGTGGGGTGACGGCGACCGGTTCGCCGGGATTCCCGGAAGTTTCACTCACGCCACCCAATGTCAAGGAGGAAAGCATGACCGACGCCATCACAGAGACCGCGAAGCCGGGCGGCGCCGCGCCGCCGGCGGAGAACGAGACCGGCTCCGAGCCGGGTTCCGAGACCTCGGCGGAGACCGACAGGGAGACCGCCGAGGTGGTCGACCTCGACAAGGTCCGCGCCGAGGCGCGCGGCGAGGGCGCGGCCGAGGCCGCCCGCATCGCCGACCTCTGCGCGCTCGCCGGGATGCCGGAGCGGACCGGCGAGATGATCGCCCGCGGGCTCTCGGCCGACGAGGTCCGCAAGGAACTGCTGACCCTCAAGGCCGGCCGGGACGACACCGAGGTGCGCAGCCACCTGCTGCCCGGCGCCGGCACCGGCCGGCCCGTGAGCCTCGATGACAACCCGGTGGTGCGGGCCGCGAAGGCCCGTGCCGCTGCAGCGAAGGAGGTCTGATCCATGCCCGTACTCTCGGAAACCAACAACCTCGGCGACGTGCTCAAGCACGAGGCGCCGAACCTCTACAGCCGCGAGGCCGTCACCGTTCTGGCCGGAAACGGCGCGGACCGTGCGCTCGGCGTCGGCGCCGTGATCGGCAAGCGGACCAGGTCCTCGGTCGCGGTGACTGCCGACGCCGGCAACACCGGCGACGGCATCGCCACCCTCGCCGACCCGGCGCTGGGTCCAAAGGCGGAGGCCGGCACGTATACGCTCACCTGCGTCGCCGCGGCGGTCGACGCGGGCACCTTCCAGGTGCTCAGCCCCAGCGGCTACGTGCTCCCCGACCTCGCGGTCGGCCAGGCCTACGCGGGCGACCACGTCAACCTGACCATCGCCGACGGCACCGCCGACTTCGCGGTCGGCGACAAGTTCACGATCGACGTCTCCGGTGACGGCAAGGCCGTCGCGCTCGATCCCGCCGCCGTCGACGGCACCCAGGAGGCCCATGGGATCATGGGCATCGACGTGACCGCGCCGGACGGCACCGACGCAGACGGGCTCGCCATCGTCCGCGACGCCATCCTCGCCGACCACGCGTTGGTCTGGCCCACCGGCATCACGGCGGCGCAGAAGACGGCGGCCCTCGCCGATCTTGAGGCCCGCGGCATCCTCGTCCGCAAGGGCGCCTGAGCCCCTAACCCCACTGTCGCAACCCCGACTTGATCGGCGCCGGAATGCCGGCGCCGAAGGAGGATCACTATGGCCATGAACAACCCCTTCGACGCCCCGGCCTTCAACATGACGGCGCTGACGGCGGCCATCAACATCCTGCCGAACACCTACGGCCGGCTGGAGCAGTTGGGCTTGATGCCGGCGAAGCCGGTGCGCTTCCGCCAGATCGCCATCGAGGAGCGAAACGGCGTCCTGAACCTCTTGCCGACCATGCCGGTCGGCGCGCCGGGCACGGTCGGTGCGCGCGGCAAGCGCAAGCTCAGGAGCTTCGCCGTGCCGCACATCCCCCACGACGACGTGGTGCTGCCCGAGGAGGTGCAGGGCATCCGGGCCTTCGGCTCCGAGAACGAGACGGAAGCCTTGGCGAACGTCATCACCGATCACCTCCAGTCCATGCGCAACAAGCACTCGATCACGCTGGAGCACCTGCGCATGGGCGCCTTGAAGGGCGTGATCCTCGACGCCGACGGCTCGACCCTCTACGACCTCTACGCCGAGTTCGGCATCACGGCGAAGACCGTGGACTTCGCCCTGGGCACGGCGGGCAGCAACGTCAAGGCGAAGTGCACCGACGTGCTGCGCCACGTCGAGGACAACTTGCGCGGCGAGTTCATGACCCGGGTCTATGCGCTCGTGAGCCCGGAGTTCTTCGATGCCCTCACCAGCCACGCCAAGGTCGAGAAGGCTTACGAGCGGTGGATGGAGGGGGCGGCGCTACGGGACGACATGCGCTCGGGCTTCACCTTCGGCGGCATCACCTTCGAGGAGTACCGTGGCCAGGCGACGGACCCGGACGGCAACGTGCGCCGGTTCATCGCCGCCAGCGAGGGCCACGCCTTCCCGCTCGGCACCGTCGAGACCTTCGCCTCCTATTTCGCGCCGGCGGACTTCAACGAAACGGCCAACACCCTCGGTCAGCCGCTCTACGCCAAGCAGGAGCCGCGCAAGTTCGAGCGCGGCACCGACCTGCACACGCAGTCGAACCCGCTGCCCATGTGCCACCGGCCGGGCGTGCTGGTGAAGCTGACCACCTCGTGACGTGGCTAACCTTTTCAGCCGCGCCGTCGACGCCTGCTTCGAGCACCTCGGGGTCGCCGCCGTCTACACGCCGGACGGCGGCGCGGCCGTGGATATTCGGGTCATCGCTCGCCGTCCCGACCAAGTCCTCGACTTCGGCGACACCCGCATCCACGCCGAGACGGCGGTGTTCGACGTGCGGGTGTCCGAGGTGGTTGCGCCGCGCCCCGGCGACCGGCTGACGGTGGA